TGGAAGATGCTGTTACATGGTCAGCAACATTTGAAATCACAGGCGCACCTTCAACAGGTTCAGTATCATAATCAATGCAAGTAGGTAGACTAAATCAGCGCATCATTATTCAAAATTATTCTGAAACGCAGAATAGTTTTGGCGAAGTGGTGCGCTCTTATACTACCTTATACACAAGGTGGGCTCAAGTCAAGCCAACAGGCGGGAATGAGTCAATACAAGCTGATGAAAAGGTAGCGTCAAGAATTGCAGAATTTACTATCAGAATGCAAGGCACTACAATTGATGAAAAGATGCGTATTGTATGGAATGATTTCACTTGGGAAATTGTAAGCATCGATGAGATTGGAATTAACTTAAAAGAGGGTTATAGAATTACAGCGGTAAGCAAAGATTCACAATGATAAACTTTAAAGTAACTGGTATTGATGCCTTAGTTGATAAGCTTGGGAGATTAGGGAATAGCTTAGATTCAAAAGATATTGACCAAGCAGTAAAGTTAGCAGCCGACCCAATAGTCCAAGCATTAAAGAGTGCCTATGAACCTCACAGAACTAAGACAGGTAAGAAGTCAATGGATGTTCACATAGGAGATTCTGTTCAGGCATTTCAAAGGAAACGAAAAGGTACAGGAATGTACTTTGCTTACTACATTGGACCACGCTGGGGAGCGGGTGGAAACTTAGCTTACATTCTTGAATATGGGACTGTTGAAAGATACCGAGCAAATGTCAAGAAGGGCGGATTCACGACTAAAGGCGGGCGAACTTATGGGGCGACTTATGCAACAGGACAAGTTAGACCTTTGGGAATTATTCGTAATACTTATGATATGATGCGTGACCCTACTAATGCAAGATTAAAGACTAATGTATTAGCAGCATTGACAGCGATAGCTAAACGAAATAAACTAAAATTAGAAGCAGCGTAATGGCACAACCAATAGAGTTAGTATTTAAGTTAATTCAGGGTTCAAATGCACTTAGTAGTAATGACCGCATCTACCCAACTCAAGCACCTCAAGGAATTAGTGTAACAACTCCATTCGTTGTTATGAATACTATATCTACAACGCCAACGAATACCAAGAAGGAAGCAAGCACATTAGACAGAGTAAGAGTTCAAGTAAGTATTTTTGGAAATTCTTATTCAAGTATTTCGGATGCAGGCCAAACAATTAGAGGGGCTTTGGAAAATGTTATAAATGTTGATGTATTAGGTGATGGAACATTGATTCAATGTAGTACATTTGAAGGGCAAGTTGATGGCATAGATTCAGGGGCGGGATTAGACGGAGTTTATTTCATTCATCAAGACTATTATTTTTGGATAACACGATAAAAAAACAAATAACACACATGAAAACAATTCAATTTACAGACAAGAAGTCAATCGAAGTAAAGTTCAGTTTTAAAGTAATGCAAAAACTTTATTTAGTTTCTGGAATTACAGAATTTCAAGAGTTAGCAAAGTGGGCGAATATTCCTAATAATTGGGGCAAGTTAGTTCAGGCTGTATCGACAAAAGAAATAAAAGAAAGTGAAGCAGTTGCTATGATTGACGAATGTAATTCAGTTAAGCCAATAGTTGATATTATCAATGAAATGGCTGAACATATTACAGCATTTTATACGATTGAAAGTAAAGGGGAAAACATCCCAAACGGCTAATAAGTATTGAGTGTATTGCTTATGGCAGGCTCAATATGAATGAGATTGAATTTTGGGAATGCGAACCTATATTTTTTGCGAAGAAATTAAAGGGGTTTAACGACCTTGAATTTGAACGTGAGAAAAGAGAATGGGAGCAGACAAGGTGGTTAGGTACTATGGTGGTAAGTCCTTATAGTAAGAAAGGATTAAGTCCTAAAGATGTATTAAGTTTTCCATGGGATAAGAAGCCACCAAAAACTAAGGCTGAATGGATAAAAGAGAATGAAGCAATTTGGGCAATGTGTAACAAGTTAGCAGAAGCATAATAGAATGGCAGATAAGAATATAAATATTGGAGTAGGTGCAGACGTTTCAGGATTAAAGACTGGAATGAATGATGCTGCAAAATTAGTGCAGGATGCAGGAACTAAAATGCAGACCGCTGCTAAGGATGCAACGCAAAAGACTGAACAATCATTTTCAAACTTACGTCAAGCTTATCGTGCAACTGCAAGAGATGCTTATGAGATTGCATTAAGTCAAGGAACTAATTCAGCAGCATTTTTAGAAGCAACAGAAAGGGCAGGAAAATTCAAAGATGAATTAGACTTAGTTAATAATAAGATAAAGGCATTTAGTTCAGATACACCTGTGTTGACATCAGCATTAGGAGTAGGTCAAGGATTGGCGGGTGGATTCGCAGCGGCTCAGGGTGCAATGGCGTTGTTTGGTGATTCTTCAAAAGAAGTAGAACAAGCACTTTTAAAAGTACAAGGCGCAATGGCATTGCTTCAAGGCCTGCAAGCTATTGGTCAACTTGGTGATGCCATGAGCGCATTTGCAGCTGTTATTAAAGTTCAGGTTATTCCCGCATTAATGACAATGCAAGGAGCTATAATAGCAACTGGTATTGGTGCGGTTGTAGTTGCAGTAATTGCATTAACCCAAGCCGCAAGTAATTATAACGACCAAATTGATAGGGAGATTGATTTAAAAGCACAAAGAGCAGAGCAAGACAAACTATGGAATGCAGCAGTAAATAGAGCAGCTCAGGCTGAATTGAAAACTGAAGAATTTCGTGTAAGGGCAATGAAAGAAGGTTTAGATAAACAACTTGCAAGTATTGAATTAAAGAGAAAAACTGAAATACAAGCCGAAAAGGATATTTTAGCAAATAGCAATAAGACTTATACAGATACTAAGAGGTTTGATGACAGGCTAAAATTAATTAATCAATACTATAAGCAAGAGGGTGATATTGCGGTTCGTGAAAGCCAAAAAACTAAAGATAAATTAAAGGCTAAAGTTGAAACGCCTGAGATAAAAAGACCAGATTCTAATTTTAATAAAATTGAAACAGCGGTAGACTTAACTAAGTGGGGCGAAAATTTACAGGCTGCTAAAATACCTTTAACAAGTTTTGTTAATACGGCAAAAACTGAGTATCAAAACTTCTTAGATGAAACTGCAAAATTTAATGAGGCTGTAACAGAAATTTTAGAAAGTGGTGTTGAAAATGCTTTTATTAATATGTCAGCAAGTATAGGTAATTCACTTGCAACAGGTGCAAATGTAATGGAAGGAATAGGGGCTGTATTACTTGAAGCAGTTGGTTCAATGGCAATTCAATTAGGGCAGCTTGCAATTCAAACAGGTATTACAATGAAAACAATTAAAATGTCATTTAAACACCCTGTTACAGCAATTGCAGCAGGTATAGCATTAGTTGCATTAGGTTCATACGTTTCATCAAAAGCAAAGTCAATTACAAACGGAGGCGGTGGCGGTAATAATGCACCAACTCCTGACAATAGTACATCTAATAGAAATGTATTTTCGGGATTTACTCCACAAAATAATTCTATGGTTTTAACTACTCGATTAATTGGTCAAGATTTATTAATGAGTGTTCAAAAAGCAGGTCAACAAAATACAAGAGTAAGATAATGGGAACTAAACTATTAACTAATCTATTATACTCAGAACATTTTAGTAATACTTATCAAGTAGGTATTATGGACAGCTCATTTAGTGGCACGGGAACAGTTATTAAACTTGCAACAGGATTAGTTATTGAATACGAATCTCAATCAGATGAAAGGTACAGCCCAATTAAAGGAAGCAAGGCAACTATTCCAATTATAGTAGAAGATTCTACATTAGAAACATATCTTACAAATACTTTATTAAGAGGTGAAGAAGAAAGATTTATTGTTTACATTCTTAAAAATGGTTCATTATTTTGGGTCGGTTATGTATTGCAAGACCTTTGTCAAGTTCAAGATATTTCCTATCCAACAATTTATAATATTGTAGCAACAGACGGACTTGCAAGACTAAAGGACTTAACATTCTCAAGTGCAGAATCGGGAGCAACAGAATCAGTGAATGAACAGATTTATAAGATACTTCAAAAAACTCCATTATACAACTATTTAACAACAGCAACAGATTCACTATACTCTAATTCTATTAATTGGTACGAGGCTAATATGCCAGCGGTTAGTTCAACTACTGACCCATTAGCACAAACATTTATTAATACTAAGTGCTTATGTAATACCAATGAAAAAACAGGTTTAAAAGCAATATCATATTATGAAGCATTAGAAGAAATTCTTTTAACATTTAATGCAAGAATTTTATTAAGTGGTGGGATATTCAGAATAGTATCTGTTAATCTTTATGAGAAATCAAATATCTTGTATGAAAGAGTGTATCAGAAAAATGGGACGTACAAATCAACCTCATCTCCATCTTGGAGTGAAACAATAGACCAAACTACTCAATGGGCATCAAGTGGGCAGAATCAATGGCAATATTATCCTGCTGTAAGACAAATAACAAGGCAGGTAAATATTGAAAAGTCAAAAAATTTATTAGACCCTACATTAGATATTACTTCAACATCAAGAACTTTCCCAAATGTTTACGGAGGTTCACCAAGAGTTTTAAGGTTTAGGGGTACTTTTGAAATACAGACCTATGCAACAACATTAGGACCAACAGGCGTACATGGATTAGTATTTGAATTTTACATAAAAGTTGGAGGTTATTATTTAGAAAAGCCTGTCAATTCAAACGTGGCTACATGGTCAACAACATCAACAGATAGGTATTATTATAGGGTTAATGTAACAACAACAACTGCAAAGGTTGATTTATCATTCTTAACTCCTGACCTTCCAAGTGGATTATTAACAGGTTGTGAAATTGAAATAACAGGAGTAACAAGTTTATTAGGATTAGCATTTGATGTTGCTCAATTAGATGTGTTGTTAGATACAAATAATGATGATATTATAGCAACTTTTAAAGGGCAAAATACAGCAAGTTTTATAAACTCGAAAGATTATAAATTGCCTGATGCAAGGTTTGCTGATTCAACAGATATAAATGCAAGTTATAGAATTTTAACAGGTGCAAATTTAGCAGGTGCAAGCTTATCAAGTGCATGGTCAGTAGATAAGACAGGGGCGACTTATCAATTGAATTACTTATTAATTCTTGAAATCTTTGCAGGTCAAAACATACCAAATCCACGTTATCAAGGAATGTTTACAACACAAGCATTACCCCATTATAAGATAAGATACAATTCAGAAGCATACATAATTAATGGAGTTAAGTATGATTTATTAGGTGACTTTTACGATGGCGAATGGTTTAAGATTCAAGTTAATTCAAGCGCATTTACTGAGATTGAAAATGGAACGGCAACAGTTGATAGGAATCAAAGTCAATATGTAGCAGCTACCACAGGGGATGGGCAAACAAGTGTAGGTGACGGAATAATAAGATTCAATGGTGAGCGTCAATTTGCTCAATTAAATGGTGATTTGGCAGCTGGAACAATTACAAGTATTACAGTAAATAATCTAACTCAAAATGTAAAAGAGGGCGATAAGATTATATTGTTTCCAAACATAGGAACTGATACAATTTTATTAGAAGCAAGTGCAAATGCTTCAATTGGTGCAACGTCTATAAGTATAGTATCTTATTCATTGGCAGTTGATGTATTAGATAACTCACCAATATACTTCCCAATTCAATCCCCTGTCATCAACTACCTTAGATTAGATAGTAATTTTCCAACAAGTGACCCTCATATATTCGGTGTTGCGTGGTGGGATACAAGTAATCATAATTTAAAAATAAGTAACGGATAATTAATATATTTAAAACATGAGAATAGGTATAGGTATAGGATTACAATTTAATAAAAGTGCAGGCGGAAATTCAGCCGAAGCATTAGCGTGGAAGGCACGAATAGAAGCTAATAGCGGTACGATTTCGCAGGCATTACTTGATATTTTTGACACTAATTTTTTTATACCCGCAAAAGCAAACGGAAACATTCTAACTGAGTTAGACCGATTAAACATTTATTGCGGATTAGTTGGATTTGAAATTGCAGCAAGAACGAATTTAATTAAATCGGCTCATTATGTTACTCCTGTAAGTTCACCAACATTTGATGCTAATGGTTATAAATCAAGCGGTACAAGTTACTTAGACTTGAATTATACACCAAGTACGCAGGCCGTTAAATTAACTCAGACAAGTGCTTCAATTTTTGCTGTTGTTAAAACACCTCTGTATGTTGGAAATGTTAGAACCATTGGAGGCGGACAGGCTTCTTTTGTCAATCTGTTAGCTTTAACAAGAACGGCAACACCTGATTTAAATGCGTCATTAAATGGAGGGGGCTCAATTACAAATACAAATACTACAAGTTCGGGGAATGTTTTTTTTGCAGGTCAAAGGAATGGGACTGCGATTAAATCAATTATCAACAGCAACGAGAGCAGCGGGACAAGTACATCAGTAGGATTGGCAAATGTTTCAAGTTATGAACTTTCAATCAATATAAATGGCTCACCTATTACGGCATTTGATACACAAAGTCACTTATGTAGTGGGCATGGTTCTGGCAGTTTAGATTTGCAAGGATTAAGAGTTATTTTAAACAATTTATTTACAGCATTAGGGGTATAATTATGAAAGTTTTAAAAGCAACATTATCTCAAAAAGAAGCCTTAGAAGGGTTTTATGAAGAAGGTTACGAATTAAGATTCATTGAAGATGCAAAGGGCAATTGGGTGGTTAATGACAAGGTAGTTACTAATGGTCATTTCCTTTCAATTCGTGAGCAATTACAAGCACTTCCTTTAATAGATTATCAACCTAAAGTAATTAATTAAATGGAATTGAACTTAGTATTATTTGGCGTGATTTGTGCGCTTATAGGCATCATCTATGCAACCTTAACAACAAAGATAAACAAGCTTGAGGTTAAGCAAGAAACTTTACATGATAACTTGATTCCAAAGGTTCAAAAGCTCGAAGACATTCAGGGAACTAAAATTGACTTGGTATCTGCTCAAATGAATGAGCAAAAAAAGTCTATTGAAACATTAACGGAAAAGGTCAATGAATTGGCTCACAATTTCCATAGTTCGAAGAATGTTGAGGGGCAATTGAATCTAACTATGACAGCGATTTTAAAACACTTAGAAAAGGTTGAAAAATGAAAGATATAATTAATAACTTTTTAAAATCATTTGACAATTCAGAGGGCGGATTTTCTGCAAGGAAATTAACTGCATTTGGCTTAATGGTTTTAATTACTTATACTCATTATAAGTATGTTGATTTAAGCAACGCAATAGAAGCTATTCTAATAGACTTAGCAGGAGTTTTAATTGCTTTAGGTATTATAACTATGGAGCAGGTTATTAAGTTTAAGAATGGGGATAAAAACGAATAATTTGAAATTGTAAATTATTATATCTTAGATTTGTGTTTTAAAATCAAACAATTATGAAGGAGAATAAAGAGTTTATCAAAAAGCTAAACGAGCCAATGACACAAAAGAAACTAAACTTTGAAGATTGGTTTACAATATTCTTATTAGTTAGTCTTATGCTGAGTT